ATAGTATAAGCTGATAAATTTATACATTTATGATAAGCGAGTAATATATAGTCCTCCGATTGATGTGCTTCCACTTTTTGGATAGAGTAATGTTAATGAATTTGCTATATAGTTGGTAAGATTAAACGTTCCAGCAGTCGTAATATTCAAAAAATAAGAACCCTTTACACAAGTTCTATCACCTGCAGCACCAAAAGGAATAGAATTATTATTAATAGGAAGTGCTCCACCTGAAGCACTTGTGCTTGTATATATAAAGCCATAAGTAAATGTTCCAGATAATTCAAAAGAAACATTCACAAAGTATGTTCCTATTGGTAAAATGGGAGAGGTTGCTATGATGGTGTTAAATGAACCAGACCAAGTTATTGCGATTGTCGAAGTATATCCAATTTTACTAATATCTGTGATTGGATAGGTATATGCTGGGATGATGGGTCGGTTCAATGTAACATTTCCATTTAGTTTTATATTTGAACTACCATTTCCAATAGATAAACTTATACCGGTTGACATATTCGAAGCAATGTTCATTTCTGTCGTCGATGTTAACGAATTAATGGAGGATGCTAAAATTCCAGTTGTAAAGGTTTGTAATAAACTCCAAGTATTTGCTGTTCCTTTTAGCCCTTGGACAAATTCGGTTGTTGCTATAGTCGTATTGTTTGTCCCAGCTGTTTGTGTGACAGCCGATGACCCTGAACTTAGATTAGCAGTGGTTGTCCCTTGTAGATTGTTGATAACGCCTGTCGCTCCGATATTAATCTGTCCTGCGGTTTTGGTTGTCATGATATTTTGCGTTCCTATTAGGGTAGAGGATTGTAGTGAGTCACTTACTATACCATTAAAGGTATTCGCTCCACCCGTAAAAATATTACTTGCGGATAATTTTGCAAAGCTACTATCCACGTAAGTCTTGATTGCCTTTACACTTGGATATTTTATATCCGAGGTTGCATCGGTGGATACGTTGAGACTCTTGTTTTCTATAACTTCTCTTGTAGCCAAACTAGTCGTTGTTGCGAAACCACTATCCACGTAAGTCTTGATTGCCTTTACGCTAGGATATTTTATATCCGAGGTTGCATCGGTGGATACGTTGAGACTCTTGTTTTCTATAAGTTCTCTATTTGCCTCGGCACTTGTTGCTCGAGTGATTTCTTCATTTATACTTGTAGTAACTGTCACCAATGCTTGCACTGTAGTCAATAAGTTATTCCAGCTTGTAGAAATATGGTTGTATGAAAAACCTGACCCAGTAAGAGTAAATTGTTCACTTACGTTTGTGACAGATAACCCGGTCGGCGTTAGATTAGTCTGTACGGACATTATAGAATATATATATTTTATGTAGTCTACATATAATGGATACGGTTGCCTTCCTTTGTTTGACCTACAAGGGTATCGTGCATGAAAAAACAAAGGCATGGTTAAAGGGTAAACCTGTGTATCTGAATACCAAAGAACCGATTTCTAAGACTTCTTATACGGTTTTATCCGTGCCAACCGAATGGGCCATGCGTAGTATCGTGGATGCTACCCTGGAACTCTTACGCGCTGCCTACGAAAACCAACACGAATGGTACATGCTCTTGTCGCATGACGTATATCCACTTGTCTCATATGAAAGTTTGATACAAACATTGGATCAAACAGGCAAATCGATGTTCCATTGGATGGGGCAAAATAAAATCGGGACTGAATGGAAGAGCAGTCAGTGGTGGTGTATGTCAAGGCAGGACGTGGGTATATTATTAAACCGTCATATGGAATACGACGCCTATCTAGAAGCCTGTCCATATCAAACCATGGCAGCAGTGGATGAATTGTATTTTTTGAGCTGTCTTAAGTTTCTACATCCTGCGTATACCTATGTAGAGAAAAAGACTGTTTATGTGGATTGGTTGACCCAAGGTGCACAAAAACATCCTGTAACCTATGGTACACTCTTGGAAGGAGACTTGGAACGAATGAAGGGATCGTTTTTTCTTAGAAAGATTACATCCTACTTTACACCAACCCTCCATGTCCCTAAGAATAGATTGGTGATCAAACTGTTCGGAGACAAAAGTGACCCATTGATCCATGAGGTGCCAGCCTCTACCGACCTCATCTTGGTATCGATGATAAAAAACATTCCCGACGCGACCTTGAAACGTTCGTTGCGAGTATATTATACCTTTTTTTCAAACGCTGAAGTATGTATTCGTGAAATACTGGATCGTCTACCCACACATCTTTGGAAAAGTGTGTTCGTCATGCCTGAAAAAGCGTCGGCTCGTTCCATTCAACCCTTTCCGTATTCTTCTCCGATACGCATGGACACCTTATATCGTTTCAAACAACCAAAGATTGCGTTTTTATTCTTGACCATCGGAGATGTTCATCAGCCCGAAGTATGGAGCCGTTATTTCGAAGGGTTCACGGGTAAATACAGTGTCTATAGTCATCCAAAGTTTCCAGAAAAGGTCCAAACTCCTTGGCTAAAAGATGCACTTATTCCTGAACGTGTCGAAACAGGATGGGGATACATTACAAGAGCCTATGAGTGTTTATTGAAGGAAGCCATGAAAGATACAGAGAATATCAAGTTTGTCACGATTAGTGAATCATGTATACCTTTGAAACCCTTTCAACCTTTTTATGACTATCTTAAAAAGGATGACGAGAGAAGATCTTATGTAAAATTCATGCGTATCAGTCAATACGATCGCCAAGCACGTATCGAGACTCAACCCAACTTTCAGAACATCCCTTCCTTTCAAAAACATTATGCCCGAATGTGTCTCTCTCGTTATCACGTGGCCAAGTTACTCGAGAGTCCACACCTTGAATTCTTTCATAGGATGCATGTAGGCGATGAGTTTTTCCTATCGTCTCTAGGGATGCAGCCAGATGTGGACTTTGTAAAGCCCATGGAGATTACATACGACAACTGGGAAGATACTAAATCTAGATTGTTGAAACTAAAAGAAGAGAACCAGTCTCTGGGACAAAGTGTGTTAGAGAAGGATTTATTCAGAAGAAATAAAGCCTTACAAGAAGAGATTGGGAAGAACCCGAAAACATATACCACCATTACAACAGAAGAGTTGGAAACTGCTCTACATATGGAATCATTCTTTTGGCGTAAGTTCACTGCAGACCCGCTTCCATGGACCTCGGGACTATTGTCTATATTGCCAAAAGTAAATGTATCTGTAAAACCGAAACCACGTGAAACGTTTCAATCGAGAAAGAAAAAAAATACGGCACGAAACCGTACACGTAATTCAAAAGTTAACTTGTAAATTTATAAACGTTCAATCCCGCCAGAAGTAATCGCCGGTTGATAGGTATAGCTCACCGTAATATGTTTAGGGTCATAGTAATAGAACAACATCATCACGCCTAGTAGGAAGAAGAAGATATCCCATGGAAATTCGTACACAGGGTCATTTAACTCCAAAGGGTCATTTTCCAAGACTTTCACCCTTTCCTCAAGAACTTCAATCTTTCGCTCAAGCACATCTATGATGCCGCATTGTTTCTTGTGGTAATGGTATGGATCATCTTCCAATATCTTAATCTGTACATTCTTTCGAATGCGATCTGATCGGCGAAGTTTGTGCTTTCCATTTTCGTTCATCTTTACTTTCATCGTTTGATAATATAACCTTGGACAAAAAAGTCAAATCAATTTTTTTGTATAGGGTCGATAACGAAAGAATAAATGCTTGTATTTACCCGTTTTCTTATAAACTGTATATTTTGCACCTCTCCGTTTTCGAAGGTCTTCCAAAGAAGGTTGATATCCGATACAAGGCATACGAAACCTTCTCATCTGTTTTGTTTTTTTATCTTTGCATGCAGTGAGTAAAGAACAACTCAATAATAGGTCTGATGAAGGGAGTGAAGGAATGTTTAAAAAGGTGATTGCATAATAGGTTGAAAGTAATGTATCATAACTTGCAATTTTAAAACGTTTCCCATATCGTTCCAACACATTATAGGATTGACATGAATCGACTGTTATTATGTACAACATAGGTATCTGTTCAAAAGATACTTCACAAACTGAGATGAACTTGTTTTTATAGAAATGTAGCGTATAACTTACGTCCTGAAATAGAGACAATACCTCGTGAGGATCTTCTGTAAAGACCATCACATTCCTAGGATGTTTTTGACGATATTCAACAGGAAACATGGAATGATAATAGGTTAGACCAAATTCGCCTGCCAAGACAAACGGGGTTAAACGCTTTGTCAAGGTCTTGAAAAATGGCGGAGGAGGTTCATTCTGTACCAAGGCATTTTCTAAGAGGGTCGGATGTTCCTCTTCTAAAAGCTGAAGTCGTTTATAGATTTTGCTCCAACGACTGACATCCCCCAGTGGACGAGACAACTCCAGATACAAACTCATTTTTAAATAACTATAGGGTACGTAGTGAATACCCTCTATCTTACGAGACGTCTTCCACAGTATATTGTATAGATTTTCTTCCAGATGCGTAATATCTACCAAAGGAACAAAGTTCACAAATATTTTGTAGGTTCCATCAAACATGGCCGACTTGACTTCTACTTCGTCTGTATGCATGGCTAATTCTTTTGCAAGTTGTTTACAGTCTTGAATGGCATGTGGAGAGAAGAAATCATAATCTGGAATGTCCCATAAGCTATAGAATTGTTTCGAAGTGGGTAAATACAAGTTCAGTGCATGTCCACCATAACCAATCAATTTGTTCTTTTTAATATATTTTTCGACAATATCAAACACGACAGGTTTCATGTACTTTAATCGAGTGATTCCGTGCTGTATTTTGAGATTTTCTTCCACTGCTTTATCCAAGTCACTCATTGTATATAACCCATAAAAAAGAACTCAACGGATAACAAGTTGACCGCTGGCGAATAATTGCTGCATTTCAGCTAGTGTTGGCGGAGTATTTTCTATTCTCGGAAAAGGTATAAATGCAGAATTGGTGAAAAATGTATTGTATGCATCCAAGTATCGGTCCTTGGTCTGAAAGTTCATTCCGATAAATTGAATACCTAGAGGAAACCCTAGGGTAAAATCATAATTGTCACTAGAGGTTTGTAAATTAGGATAGAGTATGGTCAAAGGGGTACGAGAACGTCGGTTTTCATCGTATACATCCTTGACTCGTATGATACGATTTTCGATATTTCCGAAATTTACAAGAGATAGTTTACTCAATTTGCTAGACTCATAACCGGATAATCCAGTCGTATCGACCATGATGATGACCTTTCCAATGAATTGTTTGATAGTAGTATTCTTTAATTCTGTAATGTCCGTGTAAAGCAGATTACCTGCCAAGTTACCAGAACCAAAAGAAGATTGTAACACATCGCCCATTTTGTCATATATTTTTTTATGTCTGCTTTGAATACGGAATATGAGAAACAAAGGATCTGTTGTGTTTGGACAATTGAGTGTGTCGAGTATAAAGGACCGTTTCACTTGTTGGATCACTTCTGGGAAAGATAGACTGTTGTATTCTTCCTTATAAAGAGGACTATTGAACGAGGACGCGGATACTACAGGTTCATTATCACGCGAAAAAATGGTAAAATCGAGTGCTCGAACACCTTGCTTTGCACAATTAATAAGGGCACATGTATCAACATAATCATTTTTGAACTCACCCACGCAGCAGCAATTGTAAGCGGTTTTTACATAGACCTGGTTCAATGGCATATCAGACTTCAACTTAGACAAGGGTTTGATAGAGGTTTGTATTTCTGTTTTACTCAACACGGTGCAGTAATATTTTCTTTTTTTTAGGCTGACAAAAACATATAATATGAAAAATAAAAGAAACAGAAAAATGGCGATAGGTACGGCCGGATTTGCTGATGCCTTTTGTAAGACTCCATTGACTTGGTCCATATGTTTCCGGGATAAAAAAAGGTTTTAACTAAGATTTAAATAAACAAAACTATATAGAAGAGCATGGGTGGCGGATTGTTGAATATCATCTCGTACGGAAACCAAAATGTCATCTTGAATGGAAACCCAAGTAAAACTTTTTTCAAAACGGTCTATTCTAAATATACGAATTTTGGTATGCAAAAATTTAGAATTGATTACGAAGGACTGCGTTCTTTAAAGTTAAATGAAGATACCCACCTCACCTTTAAAATACCTCGTAATGGAGACCTCTTGATGGATGCTTTTCTTGTATTTAATTTGCCTGATATTTGGAGTACCATGATTCAACCGCTAACAAACTTGGACAAATGGAAAAATTATGAATTTCGATGGATTGAGCACATTGGAACAAATGCGATTAGAAGGGTTCGTTGTCTCATTGGAGGACAGGTTATTCAAGAATTTTCTGGAGAATACATCAAAAATATGGCAGAAAGAGATTTCGACAAGAGCAAAAAGGATTTATTTCACCAAATGATTGGACATGAGCTTGAATTATACAAACCCGAAAATGCATTTGGTCGTCCTTCTCGTTATCCAAACAGTTACTATAGAGCTGTAACTTCCCTTGAACCCCTAGGTATGTCCAATCCGTCCATTCCAGGTAGAACCATCTATGTCCCTCTCCATTTTTGGTTTATGAATTCTCCTAAGATGTCATTGCCCATGGTATCTCTTCAATACAATGAAGTCACCATTGAGGTGACCATGCGACCCATTCGTGAATTATTTACCATAAATGACGTCACAGCCAATCCTTTTGAAAAATCCCCCGTTCAGCCCAATTTTGTCAAGGAGGCCCATTCCTTCTATCGATTTATACAACCGCCTCCCTCGATCCGTTTGCTAGAGTCAGACTATAAAAATAAGGTTACATCCTGGAATGCAGACATTCATCTGATGTCTACCTTTGGATTTGTCACGGAAGAAGAGTCCAAGGTCTTCGCTAAGGAAGAACAAAGTTATTTAATCAAAACAGTCAAGGAAGATACCGTACAACAGATCACTGGAACGAACCGTTATCGTCTTGACTCAAATAGCTTGTCTTCGAATTGGATGTGGTTTTTTAGAAGAAATGATAGTTACCAACGTAATCAATGGTCGAATTATAGCAACTGGAAATATACAGACAAATTACCCTATGACGTTGTCGAGGCATCTGTAGCCAGCTATACAGTGAATGAAACCATATTTGGACCAGGCGTAGACTTTGGACCAGGTGTAGACTTTTACTCGAGTGAAATTACTGACCAACTCGTTACAATACTTAACCAAAATTTCATGTGTGATTATTTTACAAACGAGAATAGAAAGAATATTATGACCAAGTTTTCCATCATACTCGATGGAAAATATAGAGAAGTTGACTTTGATTCAGGTGTATATAGCTTTATTGATAAATACAATTATAGCAAGGGGCATTCCAATCCAGGGTTATATGGATATAGTTTTAGCTTGAACACTTCTCCACAAGAGTTGCAACCGTCTGGTGCCATTAATCTTAGCCGGTTTAAGACCATTGAGCTCGAATTTAGTACCATCCTTCCAGAAATAAATCCAGGATCTGCCTTCAATACGATTTGTGATGAAGAAGGTACTCTTCTCGGCGTAGAACAAACCGGTAGTTTATACAAGTATGACTACAGCCTTTTTTTTACAGAGGAACGATATAACGTGTTACGTGTCAAAAGTGGATATGCGGCGTTGTTGTATGCACAATAAAAAAATAACTATACTTATTAATGACCGAAATAAATCTTAGGTTGCCATTGGTTACAGCTTGGTCTCCCGCTATCACAAAAGACGTATCTGCTTATACCGGAACGTGCAAGGGACCAGGCGATGTGAATGTTTTGGTAGAATCTTGTAACATACAAAAGACCGAAAATGAGTATATTCTCACAAGTGGACCCGTGACTGTAGATACATCTTCAAAAGTGACATTGACTTTTCCGCAAGGGTCTTCAAAACAAAACGAAAAAAAGTATCGAACGATTGACCGGACCGATTACACTTTTAGCGGGATTGCAGTAGAGACTGGTTCAACTCCAATTACACTCCTAGTGACTAGCGGAACCATCACCATACAAAATACAGACAAGGAAGACAAGGCTCGTTGGAAACAAACCATTGATGTCACCAAAACTGCCATCATGGGTCAGATCAACGAACAGTTTAAAATGTCTACCTTGCAATCTCTACAATCATTGGTGATTGTCTTTATCAAGGATGCTCTTATTCTTCTTATTTTCTGGGTTCTTTTGCTTACCTTGGGTGCATGGTTTTCAGTTGATGCAAAGCTGGTCTACCCTTACGATTTAAATGCATTTCCTTTTGTCTCCATGTCGATTGGTACGGATCATAATCTGTCCGTGGCAGATGAAATGAGTGGTTCTTATTGTAGTACCATGAGTGAAGAACAAAAAAAACAAATCGAAACCACTCTCCGAGACATTGAACGACAATATGAGAAAGACCCTAATCTAAAAAAGAAGGTGGAAATATTGAACCCTGTCATGGCCAGTCTTTCCGCTACTTCTATCCCACGCTACATTTTGAGTTTTCATCAATATTGTAGTACCACTTCTAACACAGATAATGCGGCATCTGTCTTTTTGTATTGGTTGTCTTATCTCATTTTACATCAATATGTATATACCAATTTTGTATTGTTTCAAATTCATCAATTGTTCCATCAAGCATCTGCAATTGTACCTGAAAAGGGGTTCGCCGTTTATGTGGCAGTCTTTGCCTTTGCAGCCTTCTTACTTGCACTTACTTATGCAGTGCAACCTTTGAATATTGAAGTTCAGACACAAACCAAAGAATATTTCACCGAGTTTCCAACCTCCTTTAAAGAAAGTTTTGTCTCGATTGCGACCCATATGATTTCCTTGGGTCTCCTTGTCCTGGTACCCTTGTTGACCATTCTATTTATCACAGCCTTTATCGGAAATGCCTACGCCTTGGTCTCCATCATGTTTAATTCAAATTCAGTCGAATGTATGGTTTTATCTTTTATCGCAATCATGGCAAGCATTCAGTTTATTTTTAACGTCATTGCACTAGGGTTAGAAGGTAATCTCAATATCAATAAGATCTTCCATATGATCAAGGGACTGTTTGATACCTCTTCGATTGGTTTCAAAGAGATTGTTATATTCGTAGGGTCCTTCTTTGGTATATTAATACCCTTTATGACAAGCATACAATTCAGCATGATGTTTGTGGGGACATGGTTTGTCTCGGCTGCTTCCTTCTTGTCTCTGATGAAAAAGACCTTGGCTACTTTCTCCATGAGTCTCGTCCTGGTCCTCTTGTATATGCTTGTTTATGATACTGAAAATATATTGGGGCCTTACTTTTCGTTCATGACCGGAATGATTATTGTTTTGTTTTTTTTCTTATCTTATGCTTCTTAAAATAATTGTCTCAGTATTCTAACGTAAAACAGTTTAAGTATTTTACTCTAGAATAGTCCAATGTCAATCTCTATCACTCGTCCGAGGGTAAGTCTATGTACACCCACCTTCAATCGACGCCCATTTATCCAAGCTATGGTCCAGTGCATCTTACAGCAGAAATACCCGAAACATTTAATGGAATGGATTATTGTAGATGATGGCACAGACAAGATTGGTGATCTGGTGAAGGATATACCTTTTGTCAAGTATGTATCTCTAGAAAACAAAATGTTACTTGGAAAAAAACGAAACTTTATGCATGAGCAGTGCACGTTCAAGGAGGATACCGCGATTGTGGTCTATATTGACGACGACGATTATTACCCTCCAGAACGCGTGTCTCATGCCGTCGATAAACTGGTCCATTCCAAGTCGGAATGTGCCGGTTCGAGTGAATTGTATTTATGGTTTAACGACTTGTCGAAAATGTACAAGGTCGGACCGTATGGAGAAAATCATGCAACCGCCGGAACCTTTGCCTTTAAGAGGTCACTCTTGAAAACGTGTTCATATGCAGAAGAGGCTATTCTATCGGAAGAAAAACATTTCCTGAAGGATTATACCATTCCTATGGTACAATTGGACCCCAAGAAAACTATTCTCGTGGTTTGTCATAGTCAGAATACGTTTGACAAACATCGTGTCATTCAACAAAACGATACGAAGTATTGTAGTGAAAGTTCTATGACCATTAAACATTTCATTAAGACACCATCCCTTTACACTTTTTATACCAAAGGTATGGAAATTGAATTAGCCAAGTACACACCCGGTACCATCGAGTATAAGCCCGAAGTGGTGGAAGAAATGAAACGTCGAGAACAAGAGCAAGTGCAATCCGCTCAAATGTTACAGTTTACGACCAAGGATGGACGTAATGTACAGGTGCATCCCGAACAATTGATGCGAATGTTACAGCAAAAGAGCGAGGAATGCAATGAGCTTCAAAAAGAAAACCTTCGATTAAAAGAGCTGAACCGTATCCTTATTGAAAGTAGGCGTCCAGTCTAGCAAATTCGGTATCACTCAAGAGGTCTTTGTCAAAACGTCGATTGTACAATTCTCTCTTGGTGAGGTTTAGACGAGCACACAGCATACGTATGAAAGTCTGATTGTTGTATTCATTGCTGTATTTTGTAAGTATTTTAGTAAAACGATATTCCTGTATTCGCTTGGGGGAAGTCTGGAGGTTTTCATACAAATAGTAATTGTGTAATATTTTCATGTAATAGGTCATTTCATTATAAATCCATAACTGCTTTTGAAAACTAATCCGGTCATAATAATCCCCCATGCAAATGTTTTTTAGAAAGCTTTCATAAAAGGCGTAATCCTTTTCTGTCTTGAGTACGTCAATGATGTTCTCATGAAACAATAGAGATTGTGTCGCCTTTTCTGTCTCCATTACCATATCTTCCAACAATTCCTTTTTCATGATTTTTTGAATACATCCTTGCACGTTCATCTCGTGTCGATTTAGTTGTAGGTCTTGTGGGGGTTTCAGGGTCACGACATTCGATAGTTTCATAATTTCCTTGATTTTCTTCTCATGAACATTGGACCCACACAAGATGATGGAGAAGTGTCTCGTCTTCTTTTTCTTGTCCTCTTGTTTAAACTCTTTCAACAAGAGTGTCAGAAACTTCTTTTCATGTGTATGAATAATGTCAATGTTGTCAATCACACAAATACATTTATGATCAATCGTATGCAACAAGTCCAGGATAGATGGTTTCATTCGCTTCAATATATCGTCATAGTCTTCGATATCTTGCATCGAGACAAAAAGTGTATTGGGTAAGTTTTTTAATAGGGTTGTTTTTCCGGACCCCGAAACACCGGTTAGATAAATAGGTTTGGATGATTTTAAATAAGCCTGAATTTGTTCCATCTAGGCATTTATTCGAGTTTGCTTTAACTAAAAACAAATATTATTATCGTTTGTAATCCCATCCCAAGATACGCCGCATTTGTTTCCCCATTCCTTTTTTTTACACATTCCGCTTGTTTCTCCCGTACCCTTGGTCTTGTATTGTACGTCGTCTGGTCTAAACATCTTACATGTAACGCTTTGGTCATTAAAAATGGCTCCGTTCTGCAAACAAACACCCTGTTCATTTAAACTATAATAATCTGGACACGTGGAGATGTTGCTAGGAAACTTTTGTTTTTTATTCATGTTGGATAAGATGGTTGCCACAATCGCCAAAGTCACAATCAACACAACAATAAATGAAATGAATACAGTCGAGTAAAAGTCCATTATAATGGAAAAATAAAATATAATATATATAAAGCCATGACCTCGAATGGAAGACTTGATCTATTTCAATTACCCAGTGGGACACCCCTCTTCTTGCAGGAAAAGGTATGTACGGTTGAGAAAACCAATTTTGCCAACGCCATGAAATACAGTCTTGAAAATACGAGACTGTCTGTCACCTTTTTTTCAGCAGAGAACGTCACCCTTTTGGAGAGTGGCATAAAGGCAGAGGTGTATCGTCTCTCCAATTGTACCCACCTCATTGACAAGCAGGACTATGACCAATTGTATATGATCATGCGATCCATCTTTTTACAACATGCGAGACATCAAGAAGGGAATATTCCTAAACAAATCGAGGAACTGAACCGACGTGTCATTGAGTATTGTGCACCTCGCATCTTGACCGAGATTGTCAGTTACATTCATTATAAAAAAGATATTTCTACGTTGGTCGTCCCACTAGACAAACCTGCATCTGTATCTAAGGATAAATCAGTTGAATTTAAACGGTTCTTTTAATCGCTTGTATCGTAAACTTATATCAAACCTTTCAAGGTCAAGAGTTCCTTCTTCCACATGGTCTCAATCGTGGTCTCCAAAATCTGCTTGTGTTCTAGTTCCTTTTCATGAAATTGTCGTTTCAGAGTCTCGACATTTTCTTTACAGACACTATCCATGGTCATCTTAATCAGATAACGGAAATCATCCATAGGGGCATATCCCTTGGAACGAAGCAGTGCACGGATTTCGTCCGTAGTCTTCCGTCTCAAGTCAATCGTTTCCTCTAGAAGTTCAGTGATATATTTATATTTATTACTCAACAAGACAATCTCTTCTTGCAGAGCCGCCAGAAGATAATCTTTTCGGGTTTGATAGTAGGGCAATCTAACTTCGATAAACTCATCGCATATTTCATGAACCTGATTGTAATGTACCAATTTCTCATGCTGATTAAAGAGGTTCATAT